ATCATTCCGAATGGAACTCCAATGAAGGTGAAATTTAGAGGAGTTTCTGCGGAGTTAGTTTTTGATTTGTCAATGTTGAGTTTGAATGAAGAGAATGACCTGGCATTTGTTACATTCCATGACAAGAAAATAAATTCTTTCCCAGATGTAAGCAAGAATTTTTGGTCTTATGATGATGTAGCAGATTTTAGGTCAACGTCGGCGATGATTACGCTTGATGGTGTAGACAAATACACATTGGTTGGAAAGAGCGTAAACAAAAATTATAGATGTGGTTCAATTAAGTTTGAATTGAAGGAGTGTCTATATTATAAATATCCAACCGAAAAAGGAGATTGTGGTTCTGTAATCAAGTCAGTAGGACAGGTTTGTCCTGGCAAGATTATGGGAATGCACGTTGCAGGAGGTTCTGATGGTTTTGATACTTTTGGAATGGCTGTCATCGTCACTCGCGAAGATATTAATTTAGCATTAAGTGATGGAGGCACCACACCTTTGGAATCAGGAATAGAATTTCAAGCACAAGGAGCTAACTCGCCCTATTTCGGACCTAATTTGTTACGTGTTGAAGAAATTCCACGTGATGAAGTAGTTTTTCAGAATAGAGATAGTAAGCTCACCCCCTCGGTAATATCACCACACTTGCCTTGGAAAGCCAAAAAGCAGAAACCCTTGTTGTCACCAAGTGATGATCGAGCGGAAGGAGAAGATCCAATGGTCAATATGGTAAATGATACTTTGAGTCATCTATCGCCATCATTGGATCCTAAGATTTTGGATGAAATAAAGGAAGCCGCAGCCATGGATTGGAAGAAGAATTTGAAATGGCCAATGGGAAAACGTAGATTGACGATTGAAGAAGCTTGTGGAGGTGTACCTGGTATTTTATCTTCATTGAAGGTATTAACATCATCAGGTTATCCTCTATGTAAAGTGGCAAAGAGACGAGGAAAAAGTGATTTCTTCTGGTTCAATAATGAAGGAGTAGTTTGTATTGATCCTGAGTTTAGGAAAATGGTTCTTGAATTTGTAGAAGAAATCGATGAAGGAAAAGATGTCGAGACTCGATTCTTAGCGTTTTTGAAAGATGAGACTGTTACACAGTCCAAAATTGATCAAAAGCGTACAAGAATCGTTTACTGCGACAGTGTAGTGGCTTCTGTAGGTTACAGGATGATTTTTGGTTCTGTTCTAGCAGCGTTTAATTCATCATATTATACTACATGTTCAGCTTTGGGTATGAATCAATACTCACATGACATGCACCCTATATATGATTATTTACGCGAAGTTGGTAGCAAATTTGTTGCTGGTGATTTCAAGAATTGGGACAAAAGATCAAACTCGGACATATGGAAGATTGCTTACGAGATTGTGGGAGAGTGGACCGATGGTTTGGTTAGTAATGAAGGTTTTAA